CTCTGATCCTCTTTGGAAACAGAGGATTGTGAAGGATAAGAAATTGTATGACAGGAAAATAAAACATAAGGACATAAGCAATGTGGTGTATCGTCAGAACAGACCCCGAGGATGAGGACTATCCATTGCCTGATGTCCTTATGGATGATGATGGTTCTGTTAAAACTTTTATCGACGAGGTTACGGCATGGCGGTACATGGAATTAATTTGCAAGGAATATAATTTTCCTTCTGATATGTTCTTGAACGACAACAGTATAGGACTAATGAGGATTCATTAATGAGTAAAATAGAATTACGTAAACGTAAGTTTGATGGTAAATGGGTGAGATGGGAACTCAAAGATTCTCACACTCTTAATGGGATAGGCCACACGGCAACATGGCCTCGTTACAAGTGGGTGGTCACTGGTGTGTGGGATCATAAACCTAAGACATCTGAACCATCCTTCCATGCATGGTATGAGGGGCAGCCCTATGAAGAAATTGAAGATTGAGAGGTGGAAGGATGGTTGGCAAATTGTTAGAGGGCCTGATCCAATTCAAACATCTGCTGGAATTTTCTTGACATTTCAAGAAGCATATGATACATATAACAAAATGAGGGATGAAGATGAACATAGAAAAAGAATTGAGAAGAAATGTGAGAGAGTTACAGGAACAGCTGGCCCGATCTCACAAAAGAATAAAGACGTTACAAGAAGAACTTCATTCTTTACGAAGGCAAGTCGAGCCACAAGAAAGTTTAAGAAGTGGTGCTTCAGGTTGGGCACTTATGGAAGACCCAAGCATGAGAGATTAACATGAGTAATCGGGTGTATCTGTTTGATGAGTTGATGCATGAGGATGCTTTAACAATTGGACGGTATGCCTTCTTGGAAAAGTATGGTCTTGACAAGGAAGACGTTTATGATTATGTTGTTGGTAAACATATTAGAGAGATTACAAAAAAGTCTTTAGAGGATATTAAAAAGTGGAAGATAAACAATGCGACCAAGGACAATCAAGGAGAGAAAAATCATGGGTAAAATAAAGGCATGGCTTATGGATATGGAAGAAGATGCCACAGTTCTGTCACGTTCAGAGTGGTTGGGCAAGCATGGATCTAGTCATGAATCTATCTTTGACCGCATCCAGAAAGAGAGAGAAGAAATAGGTCAGGGAGAATTAAATTTATGGAGGGATTCAATTGATGTCTGAGTGTGAAATTATAGATCTTCCTTGGCTATTCAAAGATCCATCAAAGGAAACGGAGGAAGAGATGGAACTCTTTCTTCCTCTGTCCTTGATTAAAAAAATAATTATATCAGGGTATGATCCTACTTCTTTACAAGACATAGAAGAGTATGTACTAAAGTATGCTGACACATCTACTGCAACATACTATGGGCCATCAAGATTGAGGCAGGATAACGATGGTTAATAGTATGTTACAACAGGAACGAAAGCAATTGTTCAGGTCTATAACTCGACAATATATACAGGAAGGTTATGACATTAAGGAAGCCAAACGTCTGGCTAAACTGGAAGTTGATGATATCATGAGTGATAAAGAAGCCTTTGTAGATAATTATGTACGAGATGTTTGGGGAGAATATGCTGATGAATAATAATAAAATAGTAATGCTGGAGTGGATTGATTCCGTTGAGTACGAAGATGCTGAATGGAAAACTCAAGAAGATATAGATAAACTTGAGCCAATGAGAATAAAATCTTCTGGTATACTGGTGCATGACGATGCTTATTATATCACGATTGCATCCAGCCTAAATGAAACTGATGCTGAGAACATTACCTATGGAGGCCTGTTAACAATTCCAAAATGTTCTCTCTTGAAAAGAACAGATTTCCCAAGGAGTTTTACCAGTGAGTAAGGTTGATCTTATAGATCACATGGGAGATGATACGACTGTTGTTAATGCTGCAAGAGTTTCCTTTGATAAAAATATAGATGACGTAATGAGTTTCAAAGATGAGAAACTAATAAAGTATTTAGCAGAGCATGGACACTGGTCGCCATTCTCACATGTCTTTGCCACATTTAAAATCAAAGCCTCTATCTTTGTTGCCAGACAACTCCAGAAACATCAAGTAGGGTTGGGATGGAATGAGGTTAGTAGAAGATATGTTGACAACGAGCCTGATTTCTGGTATCCTCTTCTGTGGAGAGAAAGATCCAAGGATAAGAAACAGGGATCAACTCCCCATGAAGTACATGGGAACGAATGGTTTGATAGGAAATATAGGGAAGTTATAAAAATATCAACGGAGGCATACAGAGATATGATAAAGGGTGGAGTTTGTCCTGAACAAGCTAGGGCTATACTACCCCAGAGTATGTACACTTCATGGTATTGGAGTGGTTCTCTGTATGCATTTGCCAGAGTATGCAATCTTAGATTACAAGATGATGCTCAAGCTGAAACACGATTTGTAGCTCAAAGCATAGACTATTATATGAGAAATTTATATCCTGTTTCATGGAAGAATTTAGTTAAGACTGTACCTATAGCAACCAGTACACGTATGAAGGAGATTAACGATGAAACTTGGCCGGGACCGGGGGTGTAAATGTCACAAAAGCAATGGTTAGATAGGGGTTCATGCCCCAAGTGTGGATCTAGTGATGGTAACGTACAACACACGGGAGGATACTCTTGGTGTTTTGCTTGTGAGACTAGGTTTGGAGATAATATAGTATCAATGCCAAAGCAAGAGGTAAAGCCAATGTCTACAACTGGAAATTGGGGAGAGCTTAGTGATCGTAGGATATCTGTAGATACTGCCAAGAAATATAGCACTAAGATTAAAAGTGATGGCAGTATAATAACTCACCACCTTTACGGATACTTTGATGAACTGGGTAATCAGATAGCTACCAAGGTAAGACAGACTAAAGATAAGAAGATGTGGTCAGAGGGTGACATCAGTGATGCCGTCCTGTTTGGTCAGAATATATTCTCACCTAAAGGTAAATACATTACTGTGTGTGAAGGTGAGGTTGATGCCATGTCTGCCTATCAAATGATGGGTTCTAAGTGGCCCTGTATCTCTATTAAAACAGGGGCAGCAGGGGCACTCAGAGATTGCAAGAAAGCTTTCACTTACCTTGACAGTTTTGATACGGTGGTACTGTGCTTTGATATGGATAAGCAGGGACGTAAAGCTACAGAAGAAGTAGCCCAACTGTTTGCCCCTAACAAATGTAAGATTGCCCATCTTGAACATAAAGATGCCTCTGAATATTTGAAGATGGGAAAGGGAAAGGATTTCACTCAGGTATGGTGGAACGCACAGCCATACACTCCTGCCGGTATTATTAACCTCAAGGATATTGGAGGTAGCTTATATGATGAGGAGTATTGTGAGACTTGTCTGTATCCTTGGCCTCAGATGAATGAGAAGACCTATGGCATGAGGACAGGGGAGTTGCTTACCTTTACCTCTGGTGCTGGTATGGGTAAGTCAAGCATCATGAGAGAGTTGATGCATCATCTCCTGAGAAACACAGAAGATAACATAGGTATACTGGCTCTGGAAGAAAGTGTCAAAAATACGGCATGGAATATCATGAGTGTAGAGGCTTCTTCCAGACTGTACATTAAAGAAGTACGAGAGGCTTTCACAAGGGAAGAACTGATGCAATGGCAAGACAAGACAATTAATTCTGGAAGGTTCTTTGCCTTTGATCATTTCGGTAGTATAGGTAACGATGAGATCTTGAGTAGGGTCAGGTTCATGGCTCAGGCTCTGGGTTGTAAGTGGGTTGTCTTGGATCATCTCAGTATATTGGTTAGTGGACAGGAAGAATCCTTTGGAGATGAAAGGAAATCAATAGACATGTTAATGACCAAGCTAAGATCACTGGTGGAACAAACAGGGATTGGCTTGCTGTTGGTATCCCACTTACGTAGACCTTCTGGTGACAGAGGGCATGAAGAAGGGAAGGAAGTATCATTGTCTCACTTGAGAGGATCAGCCAGCATTGCACATCTAAGTGATGGTGTGATTGCCTTGGAAAGAAATCAACAAGAAGATGATGAGATACTTTCCAATACTACGACAGTACGTATCTTGAAAAACAGGTACACAGGTGAGACAGGGGTAGCAACCCATTTATTTTATAACAAGAGTACAGGAAGGATGACTGAAATTGATAACCCATTTGACACAGGAGATAATGAATGAGTTCGACTAAGAAATTTAATAGAAAACTATATGCAGAAGCAGATGCCAAAGCAAAGAAAGCTATGCAACCGTGGTTGACAAAACAAGGATATCATGATATAGATTTTACAGAAACAAAAGGAGTGGACTGTTCTTGTATGAAGGAGGATGCCCCGGCTTACTTTGAATTAGAAATAAAATATAGTTGGAGAGGTAACCCCTATCCTTATCATGACTTACGTATACCTTATCGAAAGAAAAAGTATATAGATACATGGGTAAAGAATGGGTCCAACGGAACTCTAACCTTTGTAGTATTTAATAATGATTGTACATGGGGAGCCTTTATTGATGGGGATGTTGTGAAAAATTCTGAGGTTCTGACAGTGGACACTAAGTTCACTAAAGATGAAAAGTTTTTTCATATAGCTGTAGAAGACATACAACAAATAGATATGGGGAGTACAGATATTTCAGAAGCTTTTATGAATACAAAATACCCTTCTTAAATGACTGACAGAGATATCGCCAATAAGATATGGAGAATTATGAAAGGTATCTCTTTACCTACACACTATACTGAGAAGGACGTTGTTGAAATAATCTACAGGTATTGGCATAGAGCAATGGAACGTGATACATGTTAAGAACGGTAACTTTATTGGAGAAAGTATTAAAAACATGGATAACTTTTATCGTATTTATACCAACATTATCTTGGGTGATAATGCTGATGGTATTGATGGCTCTACAAACCCACATGGAATCATTGTGTTTCAACAACGGCTTCTCAATCTGGCTATCTTCTTTAGTTACAGCCTACGGTTTCTTTCTATATAACTTAATGAGAAAGTAATATGTCTTTAATTACAATCACCGATAGTGCAAACAACCACCTGTCTGGAATCGTGCAAGACCATGATGCTAAAGGTATTATGCTTGGCGTTAAAGGTGGTGGTTGTGCAGGGTTTACCTATGAGTGGTCTATCCTGCAAGAAGCAATACCAGATAAGTTTAATACAGAAGATAAGTTTGAATTACATTCGGGATACCTGTGTGTCCAACCTGAAGCTATGATGTTTGTATTGAATACGATTATAGATTTTACTAAAGGCATAGCAGGTTCTTATCTAAAAATTGTTAACCCTAATGCTACATCTCAGTGTGGATGTGGAGAAAGTTTTGGAGTATGAGTGTAATACTTGATATAGAAACGGATTCTTTAAAGCCTACAAAGGTTCATTGCATTGTAGCTAAAGATCTGGATAACTCTCAGGTACATGTGTGGGATCAAAATAATTTAGATAAATTTAAACCTTGGTCCCACACAGTTGACAAGTTCATAATGCATAATGGAATATCTTTTGATGCCCCGGCTTTAAATAGATTGCTTGGTACTGACATTAAGTTAGGTCAGATAAAAGATACACTGATAATGTCACAGTTGTTTGATCCAGTACGAACGGATGGACACAGCCTATCAGCATGGGGAAAGAGATTAGGTTTCTCTAAGATGGAACAGGAGAATTTTTCTGAGTACACTGAAGATATGTTGGAGTATTGTAAGAATGATGTTCTCTTGACTGAGAAAGTTTATAACCGTTTAAACGATGAGGGTAAGGGATTCTCTTCCTATGCTATTGATTTAGAACATAAAGTCCGGGCCATTATAGATCAACAAGAGAAGAATGGTTTCACTTTGGATATACGTAAAGCCATAACCTTATTGTCCAGACTCTCTGATGAGGCTCATGATTTAACGGAATGGTCTTTGAAAGAATTTCCACCTACTGTAGTGGAGTTAAAGACCAAGCCAAAATATATTCCATTCAATATAGGTTCTCGTAAGCAAATTGCTGAACGTCTAATGGAGAGAAACTGGAAGCCTAAACAATATACAGACAAAGATAATGTTATTATAAATGAAAATGTTCTTGCTCAAATTGATATGGATGAAGCTAAGAAATTTGCAAGGTTCTTTCTTCTACAAAAACGTATTGCTCAAATTCAATCATGGATAGATGCTTACGATGATGACACTGAGAAGGTACATGGACGGGTACTAACATTACGTACCATTACAGGACGTATGGCACACTATGGTCCGAACATGGCTCAGATACCGGCCATACGAAGTCCCTTTGGTTTTGAATGCAGAGATTGTTGGACTGTATCTAATCCTCATACACATAGCCTTGTTGGTACGGATGCCTCTAGTCTTGAACTTAGGTGTTTAGCTCAACTAATGAATAACAAAGCTTATACAGATGAAGTACTGAATGGGGATGTTCATACAGCCAACATGAAGATGGCTGGTTTAACCAACAGAGATCAAGCCAAGACATTTATATATGCTTTTTGTTATGGTGCAGGACCAGAAAAGATTGGTAAAATAGTTGGAGCTGGCTATAAAGAGGGAGAAAAATTAATAAAGAAATTCTTAAAGAACATGCCAGCTTTAAAAAAAGCCAGAGAGAAGATTAGATTAGAATATTTAAAGGAACCTCTACACAAAATAGAGGGAGTAGATGGTCGAATGTTAAAGATTAGATCACCCCATGCTGCCTTGAATACCTACCTACAAGGAGCAGGAGCTGTGGTGTGTAAAGATTGGTTAATAAACATGACGCAAAGAGTTAAACAATCTGGTTTGGATGCCAAGCTGGTAGCCTCCATTCATGATGAGTATCAGTTTGAGGTTGCCAAGAAAGATATAAAGGAGTTTGGTAAGATAACCAAGGAAGCCATTCAATATACGGAGAAAAAATTAGAATTTAATTGTCCTTTAGATAGTACTTGGAAAGAAGGAGAGACATGGGCTAAGACACATTAAAAAAGTTCTTGACATTATATTTAGAGTATGTCATAATGCATTTTAAATTCAACAAAGGAGAAATATAAAATATGTCTGAAGTAAAAAGATCTGTAAGTGTTATTTCTGGAACAGCATTCTGGGCCTCCGTTGTGGCTCCCAATACTACCTTTGATAGTGATGGGGTTTGGTCCATTGATATATGCAATCTGGATGAAGAAAGTCTGGCTACAGTTCAAGCTGATGGTTTGGAAGTTAAGAACAAGAAGGATGAACGTGGTGACTTTGTTACTGTTAAGCGGAAGGTTCGTAACCAAAAGACAGGAGAACTTAATCGTGCTCCTACTCTTGTGGATGCACAAAAACGTACCATTATGAACACGGCTGTTGGGAATGGCTCAACTGTTAATGTACGATACAGGGCTTATCCTTGGGAGTTTGGTGGTCGTAAGGGTATTAGTGGACACTTGTTGGGTGTTCAGGTAATGGAACTTGTTCCTTATGCTTCTGAGGCGGATGGAGAAGACTTTGAGGTTCATTCCAAGGGATACTCTGCCGACGAAACTGATGAAGAAATTTCCCTAGCATCTTAAAGAAAGGAGTATGGGAGGGGGCTTTTTACTCTTTCACCCCTCCCTTTTTATATGAAAACAATAGACACATTAGTACAGGATATCTACAGTTTATTAGGTCCAGAAGGTAATGATCTGGATCAGGATAAAATTGATAAACAGGTTAGTCTATTTGCACAACATGTTACTCGACACGTTAAAGAATTTCTACAGGAGAAACCTGTATACAGAAAGGGACTCCGTTTATCTGGAATAGGAAGACCATCCAGACAACTGTGGTATGACAATCAGTGTAGTGATCAGGCAATTCCGTTTGAACCTAGCACACGTATTAAATTTTTATATGGTCACATTCTGGAAGAACTTTTAATTCTTTTCTCTGTCTTGTCTGGACATGAAGTAACAGAAGCACAGAAAGAAATTCATGTGGAAGGAGTTAAAGGCCATCAGGATTGTAAGATTGATGGGGTTCTGGTAGATTGTAAGAGTACATCTCATAGAGGATTTGATAAATTTAAATATGGTACACTGGAAGATGATGATCCCTTTGGGTACATAGAACAAATCTCTGCCTATGCAGAAGGAAACGATGCTAATGAAGCAGCCTTCCTTGTTATTAATAAACAGACAGGGGAGATTTGTCTTACACCTATCCATTCTATGGAGATGATTAATGCAGGAGATAAGATTAAACAGTTAAAGAAAGCTATGGATAGTTCTTCTCCTCCTTCCAAATGTTATTCGGATGTTGCTGATGGAGCTTCTGGTAATCGTAAACTAGCTATTGGTTGTGTGTATTGCAATCATAAAAAACTTTGTTGGCAGGATGCTAATCAAGGGCAAGGATTACGTGTGTTTAAATATGCACATGGGAACAGGTACTTATCAAATGTTTCTAAAACTCCTGAAGTCCCTGAAGTATTTAACTGGTAATGCATTGGAAGGTAAGGGATAAGCGTAAGAGATTTGTTCCTAATTTAAATAAGTTTGGGTTCGTTTATATTATAACCAATAAGAAAACTGGCAAGGCTTACATAGGTTGTAAACAATATCTGTTGGGTAAAGGGAAGAAGAAATCTAAATGGGAAGTTTATATGGGTTCTTCTAAAGCTCTTCTGGAGGACATAAAAAAATTAGGAAAGAAACATTTTAAGTTTGAAGTTATAGCTGAGTACAAAAATAAAAGGAGTTTAAGATACTATGAGTGTTATTATCAAATGAAGTATAATGTATTAGCTACCGTCTTGGAGGGAACAGATGAACCTGCCTTCTACAATTCGTATGTGGGAGGCAAATGGTATCGTCCTGTTGAAAATTATATAGATGAAGATCAAAGATACAGATGACATATTTGTAGATCCGATTATTCTATATGATCAACAATACCCTGAACGAAGATTATATTTAGCTGTTATTCTTCAGGCTTTACTTGATGCTACTAATTCAAACATAAAAGGATTAGTAAATAATGGTAAGGCAAAGGCTTGGTTTTTCTGTAGTGTGGGTGTGACATGTGATAATTTTGAATTTGTATGTGATCAAGCTGGAGTTGAACCGGGATACGTAAGAAGTTTTGCATATGAAGTTATTAATTCCAACAAACAGGGATCATTTAGATATCATATTTATAGAATGTTATCAGAGGATAAGGAATAGGAGAAGCTACTATGTCAATCAGAGATTATCAAGTAGGTGGTGATCATTATAAGAAACTACAGATTCAACCAGTTGAATATATTTATGCGAATGAACTTGACTTCTTTGAAGGAAATATAGTAAAGTATGTAACCCGTCATCGCACCAAAGGTGAAGGGGCAAAGGACATTAAGAAGATTATTCACTATGCACAAATGATA